TTATTTTTAATTATACTAAGTTATACCTATTTTTATAAGTCTAGCCTCCCCCCATCCCCCCTAGATATTTCTCTAGGAGGCAAGCTTATTTTGTATCGATCCTTCTCGATATTATATTATTCGTTTGAAACGCAAAATTATTCAAAAAAAAATTAAAATAATTGGTATAACAAAGTATAACTTTGCAAGCTTTTTGGCAGGGCAAAGACGCTTGCTAGCAGGGCATACCATCAGGAACCTCGGTGGTGTCCATAGGACACACCAAGCTTTTTTTTAAAGATCTGCTTTTTTCGATTTTAGGTATCTCACCTTGGTTTTCCCCTAAAAGCAGCAAACATTACCTATCGTTCAAACTTAATACATTTTTTTCCCTCTTGTTATATTATATTATTCGTTTTAAAACCATTTTTATTCAAGCCAAATTTCATCTTTATGAAATACTTTTAAACATCGTTTTAGTTCTTCTATGCTAGGCATATCTCCCAATTGTTGCAATACTCTATCATTGCGTATTGAAACAAAATATGTTAGCTTTACTTTTTGACCATTGGCAATAGTCACATTTTTACCCAATTTGTATCTCATTATATAATCCTTTTCTTTATGGTCACATATTGTGACCTAGTGATATATGTATGCGACATTTTGAACATTTTTATCCCAACACTTGCGACAATCGCCACAATTAACCTTGCTTGCACCATTGAAAGCTTCAAGGCTTGCAGGGCAAATATTTTGATGACGATCATCCGCATTAACTGGCGTTCTTATTGCAGTGCTTGTAGGCAATCCTAGCCCCTTACTAGGCACTTGATCGACCATATACATTGACGGCCGAACTGTAAAGTTACTTGCAAAATCACCATGTATAGCTAAGTATTCTCTAACCATGCCATGTTCCTTGGTAGGTAGCCAAAACTTAACTTCTGGCAGGGCAATAGCAATCTCATTCATTGCCACTAGCATATCTAGACTTTGAACATCGCCCGAAGTAAACCACCTAAAGTATGCATTAGACTTATCTTTCATATGCTTGTATTTCTTGGCTAAAGCCTTGATAAAAGCTTCTTTCCAAACTTCAAGCCCCTTGGCTAGTTCATTAAACCTATTGGTATTGGCATTCTTAACAGTGCCAAATCCGTATCGACCTTTTAGGGCATAACACCCTTCGCATATGCTACCCTTGACATTTACCAATTTACCGCCTGTTTTACATTCAAACGCTGGAATATCCCACGATATCCAAGGCATTTTTTCCGTTTGACTAAACTTGATTTCGACTGGCTTGATAACTTCTAGACTTAACATCTTACAGTTCCTTGTGTTAGAGTAATCTTCATACTATATTATTCGTTTAAACTTCCAAATTATTCAAAACTTTTCTAAATTATTTTGAATTTCTTCCCTTAGAAATTCTTCATCTTCAAATTTTTCAATCAGAATATCCCAATTTGGTTCATCATTCTGATCATCTATCACAATCTCGAAATCCCGATCATCTTCCATTGCTCCGATTGCATCGGATATTTCAGATTGTCGTTGCTCTCTCATTCCATCATCTCTATCATCGTAAATCATTTTATTTCCTTTTCGTTATAGTGTTTCATTCCTCATACTTTATTATTCGTTTTAACTTAAAATTTATTCAAAAGTTTTTTAAATTATTTTAAATTATATTAAGTTATACCAAATTAAAAATGTGCAGCCTCTCCCCTTTCCGACCGGAGGGTTCCCAGTAGGCGGGTTTTTTTGTATCGGCCCTCCCGATTTTTTTTCGTGATTTCGTTTAGATTCTTTTTTCTCCTTTCATATTATATTATTCGTTTCAAATACAAATTTATTCAAAAAAATCTTTTTATTTTTTAAAAATAATTGGTATAACAAAGTATAACGATTTTCGGCTTTGATAGTACTGGTAATACTTCGTATTACTTTTTTCATTTTTGCGATTTTGGTAGTTTGGGTAAGACCCGGGGCAATGCCCGGACCCTGGCTCTTAAGCCCGCTATCTTTGATAAGACTCGCAGGGCTTTTTTTCTTGGCCTATCGGCCGGGATCACTCTTGCGAGCGATCCATTGAGGGGCTTACGCCCCCCCCTTTTCCTTTTCTTTTACTATCCTTGACACTTGGCCCCATATCATATCAGGGCATACATGAGCAAACTTACGATCCACTTTGTCTTTAATCCACATGTTAAAGAGATCTACAAAATCTTCCGCATTTGTATGCGAAACATTACTTAAGTGAGCGTATATCATAAAACATTTTCCCCAATTCTCAGTTGCGTGAGCAAACTCTTCGTCTAATTCAAGCTGATTCATTATTCGCCCTTCCTTTTGTATTGTACTGGCCTATTGATATAGGCAACCATGTGATAAAACGCAAAACAATAAACCGCCAGCCCAAATAGTACACACATATTTATCTGTTCATTAGTCATTACTTAGCCCCCCTTCTAAGCAATTCGGCCATGTATATACCTATTTGGTCGATATACTTTCCATAGGTATCGATACCATTTGCAATGCATCCCCTAGCATCATCGATTGAATACCGCAGGGATGCCACTGTCATTGCCTTGGCTTTCTTAGCTTCCACCAACCAATTGCAAACAAATGGGTCATAACTATTATTCATCTTACTACTCTCCATGTTAGGGTTAAACTCTCTTGCTATACTATTATTCGTAACAATCACAATTTTATTCAAAAAAATCTTTTTTTATTTTATTAGTCGTGGATTACTCCATCGACTATATACCTAAGACTATAAGCCGATATCGTTTTTTCTCCATGATGATTGCCTTCATTGTACGATACAAGAAAATTGTAACCGACTTTACCTCTTGCAAACTTTTCAATCGTGCCAAATCTATAGCCATCGACCTTGCTATCTGGCCGACTATACTTATTGATACTTATCTTTTTACCGATTATTCTACTCGGATTAGTTGCAAATCCCATAATAAAAGTAGCAAGCCCCTCACTAGTAATACCATTTTCAATCTTAATCATCTTATCTAATCCTTTACTTTTTATCCTTAAGGTTTAACATTGTGTTTCCCTTATAACTTATTATTCGTACTAACTTAGAATTTATTCAAAACAATTTTAAAATATTTTAAAAATCTATTAAGATAAACATATCCAATTAGACTATGGGGTATGGGCGTACCTTGGCATAGCCCACTATCTTTGATAAGACAGTAGGTTCTTTTTTTATTTTGGCCTATCGGACTATTGTCCTAATTTTCATAGTCTATTAAAAGATCTCCGTTGAATATCAATTCCGCAGTAAAATTTTCTTCATGCGAACACTTGGTTATTTCGGCATAAGCTTTGTAAAAAAGCATATCGTCACAAGCTTGTGGGAACAAAGCCTTAAGGCAATTAAAAGTATTTATCACATCAAATTTTGTTTTCTTGTCATCCATCTTACCTAATCCTTTTTGTTGTATCCTTAAGGCTTAACATTTTGTTTTCCTTATGTCCTATTATCCGATTGAACTATAAATTTATTCAAAATAAAATAAAATTTATTTAAAATACTTTTGTAATACTTAGTTATACTAAATAATGTCAATCCAAGCTCCCCCCATTCCCGCTGAGATGGTTCCCAGTAGGCGAGGTTTTTGTATTGGCCCCTCCAATTTTTGTTCGTGGTTTCCTTTTGCGATTCTTTTTTTTCCTTTCTATACTATTATCCGATTGAAACTTAAATTTATTCAAAATAATTTTAAAGTATTTTAAATATTTCCGATCTTAGCCTATGGGCGTACCTTCCCGAAGCCCACTATCTTTGATAAGACAGTGGGTTCTTTTTTTTAAAATTAACCCCGAAGGGTTAATCTAAACAGTTCATTACCCAACTATAATCCATATTTTTTGTTCCATACTTTTCGTTCCACAATTTTAAGCCTTCAAGAGTCCTAAATTCAAGCCCCTTTTTACCATTTATCACGATTGTATAACTTACGGTTAAATCTTCGTCTTCGTCTTCGTCTTCGTTGGTATCGTCAACACCATACATTTTTTCTTCGTCTTCTTTAAGCCGATTGGCCCTTGGTTCAAAATATCCATCGTTATTACCCAAAAACAAAAAATCGATATTTATAGTCATCTTACCTAATCCCTTTTGTTGTAAGGTTTAACATTGTGTTTCCCTTATACCTTATTATCCGATTGAACTATAAATTTATTCAAAACAATTTTAAAATATTTTTAAAATCATATTAAGATAAACATATCCAATTCAAATCGGCCGATCTTAACCTATAGGCGTACCTTCCCTAAGCCCAGTGACTTTGGTAAGACGCTAGGTTATTTTAAATACCCCCTAGCTATTCACTAGGGGGATTGACTAGACTATTAAACACATCCTAAAATTCCATCATCTTCACATATTAGGGCTAATCCTTTTTGATATGTGCCATGTGCCGATCCTAATGAAATATCTAGAATGGAAGCTATTTCATAAAAATCGTTTCCGTGTGCCCTAAGAACTAAAACATCGTGTTCTTTCCGTGTGATAATTCCATTATCGAAATTGTCCTTTAAATGCATTTTAAGTACTTGCATTGTGTCTAGGCGTTTACCTTGCAATTCTTTATTGTTGCCATTTTCTTTATCCTCGAATTTAGTAATACTTACAGTTTTTTTATTGTGCCTATGGTTTTGTTTTCTTAAGCCATCAATGGTTTTATGATTAAAAATATACCAGCAAAAAGTAGAAAACTTTGCAAGTTTTAGGGGATTATATTTCTTGCAAGCTACTAATAAAACATCTTGTGCAAGATTTTGACTATCTGCAAACTGATAACCATATTTACGACCTACCCCAATCATTTTTGCAGTGATTGTAACAATTTCAGCTTCAGATACACCAACCATGTTTTCCATATTCATAATACAAATCCTTGTTTTTTGTCTCAGTTTATTGCGATTTTTAAAAAGTAAAAATCTTAAAACAATATCCCTCGACAAAATTATTCTAGGAATTTTATCGGAATAAAACAATCCCAACATTAAAAATAATCGCAATATTTTATTTTTTATAATTCATAAATCCTTTATTCATAAGGGTTTACGACAAAAAAAATAATTTAAAAAAAGTTTAAAAATAGTTAAAAAAATAGTTTTTTTCAGTAAAAAAAAACAAAAAAATAGATAATCTTCACAATTTCTTCTTAATCCAAATCTTCATCAAATCTTCACAATGTAATCTTCATCAAATCTTCACAATTCACAAATGTTAAGATAGGTAAGTTAGGGGGGTTTTTTCGATTGGGTAAGCTAGGTAGTTTGGGGGGTCTGTAGCGGGGGGGCGTTGTCACACGCCAAGCCATACTTTACCCAAATGTACTACCCAAGGGTCTTTAGTACGCCCCATGAAATAGGGTGCTTGATAAATTTTAGTGCAAATTGGGTGTAATTGATGTATAATATCTATGGAGGCATTTAAAATGACCAAAGAATCTCCTGACGAAATCGAAACTGTAATTAAAGCTTGTGAAGCCGAGGGTGTCGTACCCGAACTAGACTTGTTCGTGGACACTCCCCCTCTTGCTAAAGCTCTTGAAATAATCAAAGAAAACACAAAAAATGAGTGATTTTCCTCACGATTTAAAAGAAAGTGAGGTCATATTAGCTTTAACAAAAGCGATCAATTTGCTTGCTCCGAGTTTTACTTTTGGTTACTACGATATTGAAGACATCAAACAGGAAGCGTACATATTTGGACTTGAGTCTTTGGCAAGGTATGACCGTAGTCGCCCCATTGAAAATTTCTTATACTCTCATATAAAAAACAGATTGATAAATTTCAAGCGTGACAAGTATCATAGAACTGACCCTCCTTGCAAAAGTTGTCATGAAAATATTAAGTGTACTAATGATGACTACTGTGACAAGTACAGAGCTTGGAAAAAAAGAAATTCATCTAAGCAGAACTTGATGAGGCCACTTGACATTCATTCTATTTGTGACGATAAAGAAAAAAACGCCCACTCTAAAAAATCTGTTGTTGATGATGCACATACATCTGAATGTATAAAACTGATTGACCTACACTTATCTGTAGAGCTACGATCTATTTATTTAAGAATTAAATCTGGCGAGAGTGTTTCAAAAATAAAAAGACAGAAGTTAGAGGAAGAAATTAGGAGGATAATAAATGGCGGGTAAAAAGCTAAATAAATCTGATCGTGAATACATAGATAAGCACTATGAAACCATGTCATCTTCAGAAATCAGCACATTTCTGCTAAAGCCTATTGTATTAATTGAAGATTATATCGCAAATATAAATGACGATAATTATAAAAATTTGCGTAGTAGTAAAGCATGGAAGCAACTGAAGCAAGAAATGGATGAGGAAGAGCTAGAATACTTTGAAGAGCAGTATGTTAAATACATGGCCCAATTCAGAGAAGATGTTCTTGTAACTGAGGAAACACAAATATTCTTAGTTATTAGATTTGAAGTTATGATGCATAGGAATGCAAAATCTAAAAGAAATTCGGGGAAAGAGATCGGTAGACTTATACGGCTACAAGCAGATTTTACAGACAGATTTGATACTACAGATTTAATGTCAGATGCAGACAGAAATTATATTTTAAATTTAGAAACTCAAATACAAGCAGCTAAAGCATCTGAGCAAGCTAGGTCGAATGAGTTTATCAAACTGGAAGAAAAACATCAGGGTTTACTCAAAGACTTAAAGGCAACTAGAGATCAGCGTATTACTCGTATTGAGTCATCTAAAGAGACATACTTATCTATTATTAAAAGACTTCAAAATGAAGAAGAGCGTGACTTAGTGGGTGGTACTATGGAAACCATGAAGATGGCCACTAGAAAAGAAGAAGATAAATTAACTAGTCCACATACATTTGCAGATGGTAGTCAGGATATGCCATTATTAAAACCAAGAGGGGAAGATGAATAATAAAGAAGCTTTAGTGTTTGGGGCGACAGGTCAAGATGGCTCTTATCTCTGCGAGATGCTTTTAAAGAAGGGGTATAATGTCTTGGCGGTAGCAAGAAGGTCATCAGTGGATAACACAAAGAGGTTGTCTGGTTGCATTGGCAGTAAGAGATTTCAGATTCTCAGGGGGGATATATGCGATCAGTCTTTTGTTTTTGGCACTATCTCAAAGTATTGTCCAGCAGAGGTTTACAATCTAGCAGCACAGAGTCATGTGGGCGATTCGTTTGTGCAGCCACACTATACGATTGATGTCGATTTGAAGGGAACATTAAATGTCTTGGATGGGATTTTGAATTTTTCAAAATCTTCAAGACTCTATCAGGCATCCACAAGTGAAATGTATGGCTCTTGTTTTTCTCATTATGGTAATATTGATGGTATTAGAATAGAATCTAAATCTGCTATTAGCAGAGAAGATTTTATTAATAGAGATTGTTTTCAAGACGAAATGACTTTAATGATACCGAACTCACCATATGGGGTAGCAAAACTAGCATCACATAATTTGGTAAATATCTATAGAGAGTCTTACGGATTATATGCTTGTTCTGGAATCTTATTTAATCACGAATCTCCAAGGAGAGGCGAGTTATTTGTGACTAGGAAGATAACTAATTGGATAGGCAAGCATGTTAATGGACTAAGTAAAGAAAAATTGAACCTTGGGAATATAGATTCTCTGCGAGATTGGGGTCACGCAAAAGATTATGTTGATGCGATGCACTTAATGCTTAAGCAAAACAAGCCAGAAGATTTTGTGATTTCTACTGGAGAAACACATTCAGTAGAAGACTTTTTAGATTCTGCATTTAAACATGCGAATTTAGGAAGTTGGAAAAAACATGTTGTATTAAATCCAACATTGAAAAGACCATTTGAGGTTGATGCTCTTCGTGGAGTATCGACAAAGGCAAGAAAACAACTCAAGTGGAAGCCACACTATAATTTTGACGGTCTTGTAAAAGAGATGGTCGAGAGCGATATCAATGGATACAAAGTATAAAGTAATAAGAGATACTAGAGAGCAAAACGGTTGGACTTTCATGGCAGGGAAAGCTTGTGAAGGAACAATTTCTGGAACACTAAAAACAGGCGATTATTCTATAGAAGGCTATCAGGACATTTTGACTCTAGAGAGAAAAGGATCTATTGCAGAACTAGCAACAAATTTAGTCGAAGATAGATTTGAAAGAGAACTAGAAAGAATGGAATCTTTTAAGTATGCATTTATGATTTTAGAATTTTCTATGGATGACTTGATTAAATATCCAAAGGGTTCTGGAATACCTTCTTATCAAATGAAGAGCGTAAAGCTTAACCCATTTTTTTTACTTAAACGCTTGGTAGAGATAGAGTTAAAATATAAAGTAAAAATACTTTTTTGCGAAAATCATGGGCAAGCTGTTGCCTCATCTATATTTAAAAGGGTGATTGAAAATGAAGGACCAAGACAGACTGAAGAGAATAATTGATAGAGCTTGGATGCTTTCTGAACAAGAAATGTTAGCCATTAGCAGTCTTACAGACTTAAGAGATATAGAAAAAATCATAGATGTACCGCTAACTACGATACACCCTCTTAAAAATATAACTAAAGCAGACATGGAAAGAATGGATATATACCTTCTCAAAATCATGAGAAATCCAGACTACTTTCCTTTCACATGCAAACTTCTTTTTGGTATAGACATATTCCCATTCCAGCACATCATACTTAAAGAGCTTTGGAAAAGACCATTCCCTATGATCATTGCTGGTCGTGGTGCGGGTAAAAGTTATATTCTTGCACTATACTCTATGCTTAGACTTTTGTTTACACAGGGATGCAAGATTGCAATTATCGGCAAAGTCTTTAGGCAGAGTAAAGTTATATTTGAATACATGGAAGGTCTATGGGCAAATGGGGTTATCTATAGAGATATATGTGGTGTTGGCAAAGGAAGAAATAATAGAGATCAAGGCCCAAGGCGTGATATTGACAGATGCGAAATGATTGTTGGCGAAAGTGTTGCTATGGCATTGCCATTAGGAACAGGAGAAAAGATTAGAGGTCAAAGAGCCAACTATACAGTTTGCGATGAGTTCGCTTCTATTAGAGAAGACATTTATCAAAATGTGGTAAGGGGTTTCTCTAGCGTGTCTTCTAACCCAAGTGAAAAAGTTCATCGTCAAGCAAAAATAAGATTGATGAAACAGCTTGGTTTTTGGACAGCAGAAGACGAAGCACAAGAATCAAGAATACTTAGAAGCAATCAGAACATAGTTGCAGGAACAGCATATTATTCATTCAATCATTTTTATAAGACATGGGTTAACTATAAAAGAATTATTGATAGCGATGGAGAAAGAAATAAGCTTGAAGAAATTTTTCAAGGACCAGTTCCAGATGGATTTGATTGGAAAGATTATTCCATAATAAGATTGCCAGTAGAAATATTGCCAGAAGGTTTTATGGATGTTAAACAAATAACATCTGCAAAAATAAATAGTACAAAAGCAAATTATTTAATAGAGTACGGTGCAACTTTCGCAACTGATTCTGATGGTTTTTTCAAACGAAGCCTCATAGAATCTTGTGTTGTAGGAAAATCAGATTCTCCAATATTAATTGGAGATGTGGAAATAAATTTTCACGCTGCACTTTTAGGAAGTACAGAAGTTCAACACATTATGGCAATAGATCCAGCATCAGAAAGAGATAATTTTGCAATCATTATTCTTGCACTATATCCGAACCACAGAAGAATAGTGTATTGCTGGACAACAAACAGATCTTCATTTAAAGAAAAAATTAAAAAGGGTGTTGTGGGAGAAAAAGACTTTTACAGTTATTGCTGTAGAAAGATTAGAGATTTAGCAAAATCTTTTCCTAATATGGTTAGGATTGCATTAGATAGTCAAGGTGGAGGTATTGCAATTGAAGAAGGATTGCAAGACACGAATAGATTGAAAGATCCAGAAAGAGCAATCTACAAAACAATAGATGAAACAAAAAGAAAAGACTCTGACGATAAGGCTGGAGATCATATTTTAAGCATGATAAATTTTGCAGATCCAAACTGGGTAGTCGAAGCAAATCATGGATTGCGTAAGGATCTAGAAGATAAGTCTTTGCTTTTTCCCTACTTTGATCCAATATCAATTACTCTTGCAGCAGAAGAAGACATAGCATTAGGCAGAAAAGAAGAAGACACAAATCTTTATGACACACTAGAAGATTGTGTAATGGATATTGAAGAACTAAAAGATGAGTTAGCCAGTATTGTTCATGTAAATACAGCATCAGGAAGAGACAGATGGGATACTCCAGAGAGCAGAGATCCAGATGGCAAAAAAGGTAAAACTAGGAAAGATAGGTATTCTGCACTGCTAATGGCAAATATGGTAGCAAGAACATTTCAAAGGATAGAAACTCAAGAAGAATATATACAAGCTGGTGGATTTGCCTCAAGTGTTGCATCAGATAATACTAAAGAAAAAGTTATGTATATTGGTCCAGAATGGTTTAAAAATGCAACCAAACATAATTCTGGTTATGGTACAGTAATACCAACTCGGTGTAACAATATTTTAGAGTAATCCGATTACAATCAGAATAGGAATCAAAATGTCAAAAGATAAACAAATGTTCTTCACTTGGGATGAAAATGACCCTTTGTCAAAAGAGGCTGCTTTTGCAAAGGCAAATCATGGAGAAAAGCTAAATAGATCTACGGCAGGAAACTCTTTTCAAAATATTGTAGCCCCAAATGTTTCTGTTAGAGAATCATTTAGTAGGTCAGATTACGACTTTTTTAGACCAGGCGAATCTATACCTCTATTAGATAGGGATATAATATTTGCTTGTATGCAAGCATATGAGCGTATTGGCATTGTTCGCAATGTTATAGATATGATGGCAGAATTTGCTTGTCAAGGAATAGATTTGGTTCATCCCAATGAAAAAATAGAAAAATTTTATAAAGAATGGTTTAAAAAAATAAATGGTATTGAAAGAACTGAAAGAATATTGAATATGCTTTATCGTTCTGGAAATGTAATAATTAAAAGGCTTGTAGCCACATTAGAAGATAAAGATGTTCAAAATTTACAGAAGGGTATAGCTTCTGATTCTGATATGCCTTTTGATAAGCCAGTTGGTGATCCAATCACATCTTTGAAAAATGAAATTCCTTGGGGTTATACGATATATAATCCATGTACAGTTGAAGTATATGGCGAAGAAATAGCACCATTTATTGGTCCAGATGCATTTAGATATGGAATAAGAATACCTGAGAGCGTAGCAAAAAAATTAAAGAATCCAAGCAAAGAAGTAGAAAAAGAAATAATTGCAAAGATTCCAACAAATGTAATGAGATCAATTCCAACTGGTGGAAAATCTATACCTTTGCCAGAAGATAAAACTATAGCAATATATTATAAAAGAGATGATTGGCAAGTTTGGGCTAGGCCAATGGTTTATTGTATTTTAGAAGATCTGTTAATGTTAAAGAAGATGAAACTTGCAGACTTGGCTGCATTAGATGGTGCAGTTAGCCATATTAGACTTTGGAAACTTGGTTCTTTAGAACATAGAATTTTACCAACAGAAAATGCAATAGGAAGATTGGCAGATATGTTGCTCAACAATGTAGGTGGAGGTTCTATTGATTTAATTTGGGGTCCAGAACTAGACTTTAAAGAAACATCTACAGATGTAGCAAAATTTTTGGGCGAAGAAAAATATAAACCTGTTTTAAATGCAATCTTTGCTGGTCTTGGTATACCTCCATCTTTGACTGGATTACCAACAGGACAAGGATTTTCCAACAACTATATTAGTTTAAGAACATTAATTGAAAGACTTGATTATGGCAGACAACTACTTACTAGTTTTTGGGAAAAGGAAGTTAAGTTGGTTCAAGTAGCTATGGGATTTAAATTACCAGCACAAGTGGTATTTGATCAACAAACATTGCAAGATGAAGCAGCAGAAAAAAGACTACTCATTGATCTTGTTGACAGAGATATAATTAGCGAAGAAGCTCTTCAAGAAAGATTTAACTTTATACCAGAGATTGAATCTGTGAGAAGAAAAAGAGAAAACAAGAAAAGGAATAAAGAACAGATACCTAAAAAAGCTGGTCCTTGGCACAACCCACAAAGACTTGAAGATCTTAAAAAACTTTGGGTACAGATGGGTGTTCTCACACCAAAAGACTTTGATGTTGAAGCATCACAAGAAACACCACCTCCAAAACCAAGTCCTTTTGGCTCTAAAAAATCTGATGAACTAGTTGGAATAGAAGGGCAAGGTAGACCAGTTGGAGTTAAGGATAAAGACGAAAGAAAGAAAAAAGAAATAAAGCCAAGAACATCTGCCGAATTGGTAGAGATAATGTCTTGGGCAGAGACATCTCAAAAAAACATATCGGACTTAGTAAATCCAGCATTTTTAGATTCTTTAAAGAAAAAATCTATCAGAGAACTTTCTTCTGAAGAATTTAATTCTTTAGAAAAAACAAAATTTCATATACTTTGTAATCTAGAATATTTAGAGAAAGTAGAAAAGAAAACAATATCTAGAATAATTAGTTCAGAATTGAGCATAGATCAAGAAATAAGCAGAATATTATCTATATCGATTAAAAAGTATGTAGAAAAGCAAAATGCTCATCCAAATACGGAAACAAGAAGGAAAATAGAAGCTTCTTCTGTTGCAATTTACTTTATAGGAAAAGAATAAAAATATAAATTAAATTCAATGGTGTATTTTATTAAAGGCAGATAATGGCAAAAATAAAAATAGTTTACGATACGAATACTTCTAGCTTAGATGTATTTGTAGGTAAAAAAAAAGCCGAAGGCGTTTATTCTATTTTTATACATAAAGACATTGAAAATTTATACAAATTTACAGTGGATCTTTTTACCGAAGAAGGTCTTTTTATATTTAGAGATAAAGATGTCACTAAGCAAAATAATGACATGCTTATGCTAAGTAAACTAAAAGGCTATTTTGAATTGCAGGAGAAAAAATGAAAGAATTTCCAATATTTAAAGCAGAAATACAAGATGGATTAAGAGATAAGATAATCTCTAATCTTTCTATTTCTTCCACATGTGATCTTGAAATTTGTGATCCATTTTTAATTAAAAATACACTTAGGGCTACAGCAGAAAATAAAAACCAAGTGGATTTACATTATTTAAAATCTATTCTTGTAACTACTGGTTGGAATAAAAATGATGATGTTTTTGATAAAGCAGAAGTTTGGATAGCAAAATCAACCCCATCAGATAAGCCATTTAATTATGAACATGATCAAAGTCAAATAATTGGACACATTACTGGCTGTAAGGTAATAGCTGATGATGGCTCAGACATAATTGAAGAATTACCTATAGATGAACTACCTTCAAAATTTCACATATTGACTTCTGCTGTGCTATATAAATTTTGGGAAGATCCTAAAAAACAAGAAATGATGAATAATATAATAGAAGGAATAGCTAATAAACAATGGTTTGTTTATATGGAAGCTATCTTCACTAATTTTGATTATGCAATAGATGATGGTGCTAGTTCTAAGGTTGTTGCAAGAAATGAAAAAACTGCATTTTTAACTAAACATCTTAGGGCTTATGGTGGAAATGGCACTTTTAATAATGTTAAAATAGGTAGGGTATTAAAGAACATAGTGTTCTCTGGAAAGGGTTTAGTTAAGAAGCCAGCAAATCCAGAAAGTGTTATTTTTGATGAAACAGAGGCATTTGTTACAAGTTCGGTGTACAATTTACATGAGACTATAAAGTCAAAGGAGATTATTATGAGTGTTGAAGAAGAAAAAATTGAAAAACAAGTGGCAGAAGTTGCTGAAGAAGTAGCTGCTGCTATTCCTGTTCCTCCAAAAGAAGAAACTTCTGAAGATCCAGCACTTAAAGATGCAGAAGCAAACAAGTGGTGGGAAGACAAAAAGAAAATGGAAGAAGAAGCTTCTATGTATGAGGAAGACAAAAAGAAAATGATGGCTGAATCTGAAGCCATGAAAAAACAATTAAACATGGTTGTTAATGAACTTAACAGCATGAAGAAAGAAAAAAGCATGAGTGATCGTGCAAGCTTAGTTATGGAAAAGCTTGGCATGAACAAAGAAGAAGCAGTTTCAGTAGTTGCTTCTTTAGTTGCTCTCAACGATGAATCTTTCGCTGTTGCAGTAAATATGCAATCCGAATACTTCAACAAAAAAATGTCTGAATATAAATCTGGTAAAGGTGGTCCAGCAGAAACTGAACAAGTACCAGAAGAAAAAAAGAAAGAAATGGAAGAAGAAGATCCTAGCAGCGAAATCGAAAAAGATCCTGCTGAATCCAAAGCATCTATTTCTGTTCTTGATACCGTTAAGATTAAATCGGATGCTGCACTTGCGACTTCTGACGGTAATGAAAGCGTAAAACAGGTAGCATCCCAAATTGCGTCTTATTTTGGTTTGGAATCATCTGGCACAGAACAATAAAAGGAGAGAAACATGGCTCTTAAATCAGATCGTAATGTAATCGATACAGACATCAGCTTAGTATGCAACACCGTTGTTGCTAAAGGCTTGTTTGTATGTTATGGCACAGCAGCTTCCGGGGTAGGTAATGAAACCCCAGGCGTTGTATCTGTTGCTGCAAATCCTTCTGGATACAAAGTTGCTGGACTTACTTTAGCAAGCTTTGTAGACATTGATCAAACTAGACAACATCGAAACTTTATGAAAGATGAACAAGTAATTGGTGAAAAAGCACCACTCCTTCGCAAAGGTTATGTTGTTACAAACAGTCTTGCTGCATCGATTACTCCACTACCAGGTCAATCAGCATATTTGACTGCTAGCGGTACAATTACTAACACCGTATCTGCAACTGGTGGCGAAGTCGCAACTCCAAGAGTTGGTGAATTTGTAACTAGCAAAGATGAAGACGGATATGTAAAAATCAACATCAACCTTCCAGTTTAACTTTTAAAAAAGGAGAGATAGACCAATGAAGACACCAACGCCAGAAATGATTGACTTGTTAAAAAAATCAGGCAGCAACAATTATGAAGTTGCTTGTGCTGCACAAGTCGAATTAGCAAAAGCATTAACCCTACCACTTCGTCAGGGCGTAATGAACGGTGATATTGTTAGCAATATCTATGAATCAGTAGCGTTTGCTCCTGGTACCTCTGTAGAATTTCCTTTGGATTTTCTTGCTCCTGGTACTGAGAAAGACTTCGTTGCTTATACGATTCCTGCACAGGGTAAAATTCCTGAGCGAAGCGTAGAAGGCGATTATGTAATGGTTCCAACCTATGAAGTTGGTGCTTCTATCGACTTCTCCTTGCGTTATGCTAGGGATGCACGATGGGATATTATTGGTCGAGCAATGCAAGTTCTTGAATCATCCTTTATTCGTAAGACTAATAGCGATGGTTGGAGGACTATTCTTGCTGCTGGCGTTGGTCGTGGCCTTGTCATTTATGATGATGTTGCAACCGCTGGCTACTTTAGCAAGAGGCTTGCTGCTCTCTTGAAAACTTCCATGAGGCGAAATTCTGGTGGTAATAGCACCTCGATTAATCGTGGTAAGCTTACCGACCTTTATATCAGTCCAGAAAGTCTTGAAGACATTCGTGGATGGCAGATTGCTGAAGTTGATGACTTTACCCGAAGGGAAATCTTCGTTCAAGAAGAAACTCCACTTCCAAGGGTATTCGGCATCAATCTTCATGATCTTGATGAGCTTGGTGTTGGTCAAGAATTTCAGAAGTATTATACTGGACCTCTTGCTGCATCTATGCCAGGAAGTAAGCTTGAAATTGTTGTTGGTCTTGACCTTGAAAAGAACGACAGCTTTGTTCATCCTATTCGTCAAGAAATTGAAATTTTTGAAGATCCTACTTTCCATCGTCAACGCAGGATGGGCATGTATGGTTTTGGCGAACATGGCTTTGCTGTTCTTGATAACCGAAGGGTTCTTCTTGGGGCAGTTTAATACCAATCTTTTTTTAAAAAAAAATAAGCGACTCCTTTACAAAGGGGTCGTTTTTTTGTTATTATAAGGTATAGGAACTATTTCATAGGAGATTTTATTATGTCTAGAGAACTAACTATTTTTGAAAAGGCTGCTAATTTAGCAGTAGCTGTAACCAAACATGTTGCTGCTGGAATGCCAATGGTAGCAAAAGAGGTTCTTGAAGCAAGACTAGCTATTTGCGATACTTGTCCAGAAGTAAATAAAAATAGTCCAAATTGGACATGTACAAAATGTGGGTGCAATTTAAAGATTAAGGCTAGTTGGGCAAGTCAAGATTGCCCCATCAAAAAGTGGCCTTTAATTAGCTAGTTTTCGGTGTATTTATCTTTGGAGAAACAAAAAATGCATTTCCAAAGAAATATAACAAGAATACAAGACCAAGATGACTTTTCTGGAGTACCAAACTCTGGAGAAGTCGTTTCATTTAATGGGCAAAACTTTACTACATCAAATATTATTGGGTATCAAGGATCGCAGGGATTTCAAGGAACATATGGAAATCAAGGCTATCAGGGATATCAAGGATTAATTGGAATAACTGGGCCACAAGGCTTACAAGGTGTAGCTGGAATTGCAGGAAATCAAGGAAGTCAAGGTGTTGTTGGAACTATTGGTTCACAAGGTCATCAAGGCTTAATTGGAATAACTGGACCACAAGGCTTACAAGGCGTAGCTGGAATCGCAGGAAATCAAGGTTTTCAAGGAACAATTGGAAATCAAGGTTTTCAAGGATCACAAGGTTTAACTGGAACAGGAAATCAAGGCAATCAAGGATTACAAGGATCAACAGGAATAGGAACGCAAGGAAGTCAAGGACTAACAGGAACAGGAAATCAAGGAAATCAAGGAAGTAAGGGAGATCAAGGTTTTCAAGGATTAACTGGATCAGGCAGTCAAGGACATCAAGGAAATACTGGAACAGGAAATCAAGGAGAGCAAGGTTTTCAAGGAGATCAAGGCTTAGTTGGATCAGGAAGTCAGGGTGCGACAGGAACTCAAGGTTTTCAAGGAAGACAAGGATTTCAAGGCTTAACTGGAACAGGATCACAAGGTAATCAAGGAACAGTTGGAACCACAGGTTCACAGGGAAACCAAGGTAATCAAGGAGTCGTTGGAACAACTGGTAATCAAGGAAACCAAGGATTACAAGGCGTTGTTGGAACCACAGGTTCACAGGGCAACCAAGGTTATCAAGGTGTCGTTGGAACAACAGGCAATCAAGGATCACAAGGTAATCAAGGAGTCGTTGGAACCACAGGTTCACAGGGAAACCAAGGATTACAAGGAGTCGTTGGAACCACAGGTTCACAGGGAAACCAAGGATTACAAGGCGTTGTTGGAACCACAGGTTCACAGGGAAACCAAGGATTACAAGGCGTTGTTGGAACCACAGGCTCACAGGGCAACCAAGGTTATCAAGGTGTCGTTGGAACAACAGGCAATCAAGGATCACAAGGTAATCAAGGAACAGTTGGAACCACAGGTTCACAGGGAAACCAAGGTAATCAAGGAGTCGTTGGAACCACAGGTAATCAAGGTTCACAAGGTTATCAAGGTGTCGTTGGAACAACTGGTAATCAAGGAAACCAAGGTGACCAAGGAAATCAAGGAGATCAAGGTTATCAGGGATTAACTGGTAGTTTTGGTGGTGTAACAGTTGAATATAAAATAGACACAAATAACTATTCAATTAACGATCCAGGTGATAATTATATAAGATTTAATAATGCTTCTCTTGCATCATCTACGCATGTTATAATTGATGACAATCCAAATAATGCAAATATTGATCTGTCTCTATTCTTAGGTACAATATCTGCTTCAACAAGCACTATGAAGGGTCATTTTAAATTATCCAAGAAAAATGACTCTACAGTATTTGCTCTTTATACAATAAGTTCTGCAACAGAAGAAGAACCTAGCTTCTTTGATGTTACAATTTCTTATTTGTCTGGAATCGGAGCATTTTCTAATGATGATGAAGTGCTGCTCACTTTTGCAAGAACTGGGGATAAGGGCGATACTGGATATCAAGGTAGCCAAGGATTTCAAGGGAACCAAGGATTACAAGGTGTTGTTGGAACTACTGGAAACCAAGGTAATCAAGGAGTCGTTGGAACCACAGGTAATCAAGGTTCGCAAGGTTATCAGGGTGTCGTAGGTACAACTGGTAACCAAGGAAACCAAGGCTATCAAGGAGTCGTTGGAACCACAGGTTCACAGGGAAACCAAGGTAATCAAGGAGTCGTTGGAACAACTGGTAATCAAGGAAACCAAGGATTACAAGGCGTTGTTGGAACCACAGGTTCACAGGGAAACCAAGGTTATCAAGGTGTCGTAGGTACAACTGGTAATCAAGGCTCACAAGGCAATCAAGGTTTCCAAGGTGTCGTTGGAACAACAGGAAACCAAGGTTCTCAAGGCAACCAAGGTAGTCAAGGAACAATGGGAACCACAGGCTCACAGGGTAATCAAGGCTTTCAAGGAATCGTTGGAACAACCGGAAACCAAGGTTCACAAGGTGCAACTGGAACAGGAAGTCAGGGTTATCAAGGATATCAAGGTGTTGGAAATCAAGGATATCAAGGATATCAAGGGTCTTCAGCAACTATATCTACAATAGACGGAGGTAGTTTCTGAAATGGCAACGATTAATGTAACTTCTACTGCGGACTCAGGTGCTGGTACGCTACGACAAGCGATTACAGACCTCAACGCAATTGTTGGTTCGCACACAATTACTTTTACTGGTTTAACTGGTACGATTACGCTTGCATCAGCATTGCCAACACTTACAAAAAGCATGACCATTACTGGGCCTGGGTTAAGTTCTCTTACCATTTCTGGCAACAGTCTTTATAGAGTTTTTGATTTAACTGCTGGTTTAACATTTTCTATTTCAGCACTAACAATAGCTAATGGAAAAGCAACCGCAGCGGGTCTATACAACAATATGGGCGGTGGTATTAGAAATGGAACTAACAGCGGTGGTGCTGATCTTACTATAAGCAATTGCTATTTTACTGGATGTAATGCTACATCTGGTGGTGCAATTCATAGTTATGGATATTTAGCAGTTACCAATACTTCTTTTGTAAGTAATACTGGAACTACTGCTTCTTGCATATCTTCCTATAATGGAAGTGTAACAATAGGCAATTGTACTTTTTCTGGTAATACTGGAACTCCTTATTGGACTAGTTCTAGTTTTACCGCTACAGTTTATAACTGTACTTTTTCTGGAAACTCTGGTTCTATTGGCAGCATAAGCCTTAATAAAAGCGGATCGGCATCTGTGCTTTCTAGCACAATATCTGGAAATGCTAGTGGATCTGGCAATTACACAGGTGCTGTTTATTTGGGTGAATATTGTTCTCTTACACTTAAAAATACAATCATCTCTGGTAATACTGGTACCGCAGATTTTAACTCTTACAATAGTAATAGATCTATATCTTCAGCAGCATCGAACATTATCGGAACTATTTCTACTGCTTCTGCAACAAGTGCAGCAAGAGTAATTGGCGATCCCCTTCTTGGTGCTTTACAAAACAATGGTGGCACAACTCAAACTATGGCAGTTGGTGCTGGTAGCGTGGCAATCAACGCTGGAACAGCAGCAGCGACAAATGCAGAACCTGTTAGTGCATTAGATCAGCGTGGAACAGCAAGGTCAGCAACTACGCCAACGATTGGGGCGGTTGAGTATGTTGCTACTACTACCACAACGACTGCTGCACCTACAACCACAACCACAACAACCACCACAACGACTACTACAGCTTCGCCTACTACAACTACAGCAGCACCAGTTATTATAAAAATAAAAAGATCTAGCACATCTTCTTCTGTTCCTGCCACACTATCATTGGGTGAATTAGGGATAAATATAGTAGATAAAAAAATATGGGTTGGAAATTCAAGTGAGACTCCTGTTCTCATCTCAGACTATAACAATCTAGGAAATCAAGGATTTCAAGGAAGTCAAGGAAATCAAGGCGTTCAAGGCAATCAAGGTGCAGTAGGAACTAATGGATCTCAAGGTAGCCAAGGATTTCAAGGTGCAACTGGAACAGGAAACCAAGGTTTACAAGGCAATCAGGGAGTTGTTGGAACCGCAGGATCACAGGGTTCGCAGGGTTTTCAAGGTGTCGTTGGAACAACTGGTAATCAAGGCTTGCAAGGTAGCCAAGGAACAGTTGGAACCACAGGTTCACAGGGCAATCAAGGTTTACAAGGTTTCCAAGGAGTCGTTGGAACAACAGGAAATCAAGGCTTCCAAGGTTCCGTAGGAACCACAGGATCGCAGGGGTCACAAGGATTTCAAGGCGTTGTTGGAACCACAGGCAGTCAAGGTTTGCAAGGTGTCACTGGAACAGGGAACCAAGGTAGCCAAGGGTCACAAGGTTCAACAGGAATAGGGAATCAAGGTAGTCAAGGACCACAAGGTTTTCAAGGAGTTGTTGGAACAACAGGAAACCAAGGCAATCAAGGATATCAAGGCGTTGTTGGAACCACAGGTTCACAGGGTAATCAAGGTTATCAAGGTGTCGTAGGAACTACTGGTAATCAAGGTAGTCAAGGTTCTCAGGGTGCAACTGGAACAGGTAACCAAGGTAGCCAAGGAAACCAAGGTTTCCAAGGTGTAACAGGAACAGGCAATCAAGGATCACAAGGATCACAAGGTGCAACTGGAACAGGTAGTCAGGGTAGCCAAGGATCACAAGGTTTTCAAGGTGTCACTGGAACAGGCAATCAAGGTAGCCAAGGCTCGCAAGGTGCAACTGGAACAGGCAGTCAGGGTAGCCAAGGATCACAAGGTACAACTGGAACAGGAAATCAAGGCTCACAAGGAAACCAAGGTTTTCAAGGAGTTGTTGGAACCACAGGTAATCAAGGGTCACAAGGCAATCAAGGATCACAGGGAAATCAGGGATCACAGGGAAATCAGGGAACAACTGGAACCGCAGACACAATTTTCTTAGCAACTAACTTTGGAGGTTTATAACTATGGCAGTAACATCTACACCTATCTTTGCTCAAGCTCCTTATATGGCTTGTACTACACTAGCAGCACAAACAGCTTGTACAACTAGAGGTCCAACAGTAACAGCTAGTCTTGCAGCAGCAAATATTGTGCAGATAGTTCCTACTTCAACTAATGGATTAAGAATTGATGCTATTCAAGTCAATGCTTGCTCTACTTCTTTTACAGCACCTACCGCTGGCAACATTGTAGGTATATGGGTATGGGATGGAACTACAGCTTATTTATACACAGAAATACTTGTGACCGCTGTAACTCCTTCAACTACTGTTGCTGGATTTACAACCACTTTGACTTTTGCCAATCCTCTTGTTCTACCATCTACATTCAAACTTTATGCATCCCTTAGTGTTACTACTACTGCTAGCACTACAGCTTTACAAGTTTGTGTAATGGGAGGTAGTTACTAATGCCAGGAGCATTTAGCTATGGTATGACTCCAGCCAATTCGCCAAAAGGTTCTGCATTTCAAGCAGTTCAGCCTTCTGTTGTTCCATGTGGCATAATCCAAATGTTTGCTGGCTCTACCGCACCAAATGGATGGCTAGTATGTGACGGAAGTACTGTTAGTAGAAGTGCTTATAGCGATTTATTTAAAATTATTGGTACTACTTATGGTGCTGGTAATTCTAATACCACATTTACTTTACCAGATATGAGGGGAAGAACCCCTATTGGTGTTGGTACTGGTTCTGGTTTAACGGCTAGAACATTGGCTGCAACTACTGGCGTGGAAACTGTTGCGTTATCTACCGCAGAATTAGCATCCCATAATCATACCGCTACCGACTCTGGACATAGTCATACAACAACAGTAGGTAATGAAACTGCCGATCATACTCATATTCCTAGTGTTGATGGTACTGCTTTGGGTCGAGCAACATATGGTTTTAGTGCTCTTGGTGGTGGATATGCTGGTATTTTAATCATAAGAGGAAATGACTCAGGTAGTCAGACTACTACTGGTGGTAGAAGTGCAGTTCATCAACATGCCGTTACTGTTAATAGTGGAACATCTAATGTTAGCATCGGAAACAATGGGTCTGGTTCTGCTCATAATAATATGCAGCCTTCAATAGCCATTAACTTTATCATAAAAACATAGGAGATAAGATGGAAAGTTTAAGCATAATTCTTACGCAAAAAGTAAATGTAGATCTTAATATTCTAGAAGATTTTTACAGCGTATCTTTATCTAAAATTAATGATGAAGGCGTTACAAGAAATGTTAATATTCCAATAGAATTATCCTCGGATGATGGAATATTTATAAAATCACTAGTAGCAAAAGCATGGGATTATATTCCAGATGCTGCACCAGATGAGTTATCTCAAGCTAAAGCAAGAAAGATACAAGCTATAAATAATGAATGGCTCACTCTAGAAAAAACAGGGTGGGATTCTGGTCAAGGCTATTATCTTGGCATTACTCCTTCTGATGTAGCCCTTCTCGTAGGTGTGTTCTCTCTTGCAAAAGAAGCAGCAGCATTGGGCTTAGAACTTCCTAACCTAATCAGTATGGCTAATACACCCATTAGCTTCGCCACCATACAAGAAATGACCCTTCTCCTTCTTCAATATGGTCAAGCTCGTTCTAACATGGCTAGCTCCTTTGCTGCCAGACGAAAAGCTGTCTCAGATGCTACTACAATTGAACAGGTAGGTGTAATTTAATGTAGGCACAACTAATATTATTTGGGGGCTATAACAATGGATGATAAAGACTTTATCCTATTAATTGAACGATTAGGTGTTTCTTGCAGTTTTTTAATATTTTTTGTTTGGACAACCTATAAAGCATCCACTTGGTTAGGTGAAAAGATTATCCTCCCTTTGCATGATAGACACATTAAATTTATAGATAGGCTAGAAGTTGGACTAGAAAATGTAGTTAAAAGTCAAGAAAATACTATGGAGATACTTAATCAGATATTGTTAAATACTAGAGAGTTACACGAAATCAAAAGACAGAAAAAGGAAACAGTCAATGCAGAATGATCAAATTTTTAATCTTATGGTTGATAATGGAATTGTTTATATAAGCTCAACGAAAATTTTAACTGAATACAATGTATTTGGATATACATATAGTCAAACAATATGTTCTAATGGTTTTACGCAAGAATACCATGAGAATAATTAATGCCTTTATATCCGACTACATATATAGCGGGAGATGAAGTAAATTTAAGACTTACTGATGATTATTGTGCATCAGAAAATAGGTCTTTAACATTTACATCTGAAACATTTCCTAATTTAACAAGCAAAACAATTAAAATTCATATTGATGGCAAAACAAATTTTGTCAAACAAATGGTTGTTGAAAATTCTAAAAAAATTAAAGTAGATTTAACAAGTCAAGAATTAGCTACTATTGGTGCAGGAAGATGGGATTACGAATTAATATCTTATACCTCTAGTAATCACATACAAACAGTTGTTGTTGGAAACTTGATAATCACTCCAGAATTTGGAGATTGATATGTCATGCGATTGTTTAGATGCAAATTTATTTTTGGCAGAACCAACCGAACTTAATCAGATTATAAACATAGAATGCCAAAATAAGTGTTTGGGCGAATGCATATACATATCTGTTTTAAAAGATAATATTCTTGTTTGGGAAATTAAAAAAAATAATTGTTTAGAAATAATTGATTCTCCAATTAATGTTTATAAAACAGACCCAACTTCCACGACAGAAGAGCCAACAACTCCACCTCCATCGACCACCACCACATTACCACCAGGATGCTGCACAGTATTAGTTTGCGAATACAATAGTCCTAGCACTCCAGGCGAAGATTATAATTATGTTGCTAGTTATTCTTATTCTTCTTCTGTGGATTGTTCAACACAGGTTCCTGCTGAGTGCGGGGATGGACAGGAAGGTAGCTATGGACTTATGTGCTCAGAGGGTTGTCTTGGAGGAACGATATATACATGGAGTTCGGAGCCATGTTTAAACCCTACACCTACCCCTACTCCAACACCAACGCCTACTCCGACACCTACACCTACACCAACACCTACCCCAACGCCTACTCCGACACCTACCCCTACTCCAACACCAACGCCTACTCCGACCCCTACACCCACACCAACAACTACAACCACAGAACTAACAACTACGACCATAGCACCAACTACCACAACCACAGCACCAACAACAACAAGCACCACTAATACAACCAGTACAACAACTACTCCAGCACCAACAACAACAAGCACCACTAATACAACCAGTACAACAACTACTCCAGCACCAACAACTACAACGAGCACCACTAATACAACCAGCACAACAACTACTCCAGCACCAACAACCACCACAA